TTGAGACGAGAAATTGCTTGTTATATTTAAACATTTTAGTGATTGATGCAGTAGTTTGTCCTTCTACATGTTTACGAACGAATGCTTCGACGAGTAAAAGAGCCTCTTGGTCCTTGAACTCGTTTTTAGTTTGTAATGTTGTAAATGTAGCTTCTTTGTGAGTTCCTTCTACGATAACCGGTTCCATGCTTTGTGTACGTAACGTTGCCATATGTAATATATCAACGGATGGTTTTTGTTCAGTCTTTTGTAATGTAGATGAAGGACCATGTTTGTATATAAATATGGGTAAATATTCACCTTGTGTTTCTTTACCCGTGTTATTACATAACTCGCATCCCTGACCGGCACACGCTTCGTGTTTTCCCTTTTTATGCGACCAAGGCATGCGGAACCCACTTCCTTTCGTATTACGCGAATTATTACCGTATACCGAAATATCAACAATATCTTTCCAATCACGTGATCCGTATGCTAAGTTTAATGTATTTATAACATGATCTCTGATACCTAATGCAGATGATCTGTTTACAACAAAACCTGTCCAGTTTATATGTATACCCGTTTTTATGAGTGTGTCTATGGGTTTGGGTTGGGCGACAGATATCAAAGCGTCTTTACCACCAAACTTTGAGACCTTGTCACATATGACTTTACATACACTCTTAACCTGTTCAAATGACATTTCTTCATCATCTTTATAATCAAGATCCATGAAAAAATTGTAATTTTCTGTTTTCTGTTCAACGACGAAAATCTTTTCGCCGGAGTTATATACTTCTACACATTTTTCGTAAAAGTCGTTCAATTTATCAAATGGCACGGAGAGGACACCACCGTCCATGAGCACATGTGATAAATCGGAGTTATTAGCAAAACCTTGGTCTTTACACCAACGTTTAAACATACTTACCTATTAATCTATTTATCTTTTTATACTGTTTATTCATCTTCATACTCGTGACGCCAAATAGAGCGTCTATATGAGACTTCTGGATAATTTTCTTCTTCTGATAAATTTTTCTTTAAAACGAGGAGTTCATAAACTTTATCCTCTTTATGTAATTCAACGTACCTTTCCGCTCTTTCTAATGTATATGCGTGCCTTTCAATGAGAAGATCACGTATTTGGGATAAAATGTAGTTCTTAGACTTCATTATTTAATAGAGAAGGTTTTTCTATCGAGAGAAGTTACACACGCGTAAAATTCTGGATTGTTAAGTACGTTCTTAACAATACGATCCCATTGTTTTTTAGTACTGAACTCTGAAAGTGTTTCAAAATTCATGAAATCATTTTCATCATGTGTTCTCTTGATGGGCTGTTTCTGAATCTTACGGAGATTCATTTTCTGTTTTTCATCGTTAAACTTACGTATAAGTTCAGCCTGTTCCTGTATGGTATAGTTTACGAAAAACACGTAAACGTTATATTCCAGTTCCACTCCTGGACTTTCTGTTACTACAAACTTAAATTCTGTATATTCACCTTTTTTCAAAGAAATAACTCCTCTGGTTTCTTCTTCAAGTTCTCTCAAAGCACATCTAATGGGATTTGGAATCTCCCTTCGCCTGCACCCTCCGGTGACGAAAATCCAATCTTTGAATCTTCGATCCCGGACAGTGAGAAATCGTGGTTTATCACCTATAAAAGTGACGGGTACTGCAATTGCTTTATATTTTTTCATTGCTTATTTGCAAGTTATAATTGAATAAGATGATTATTCTGAAGATTCTTCTTCATCATCATCAACTTGGGTTTCTAAAACTTCCTCTTTTTCTGTTTCTACAACTGGCACAGATTTCACTTTTGGTGGTGGTCTGGATAAATGTGTCATGAGGTTTCCATAAAATCCTTTAACATTGTCCATTTCTGATTTCGTTTTATTAAGTTCTCTGTACATGTACATTGTGGCAACAATACACATGAGCACGGCAACTATAGTCGCGGTATCGCGATCGAATGTAAACATTTTATATATAAAATTACGAGCTAATTTTTTAAGTTCCTATAATCGCACCCATGTGCGTTTTCTTTTCGGTTGGACACGGGTACCCCATTTTTCCAAATTGTATTTCCTGGTAATGACCTTCTTTACACTCCGCATTTTGGGGAGGTTTTTCTGGTTTTTTACCAACTAAATGATCTAGAGTACCTGATTTTGGGTCATACGTTATAACAAAGATAAATGCTAAGAGAAAAATTAATTGCCAAAACATTTATAATAAATGGATAAATTAAATTAGTTGGAATACATCAAACCACCCATACCATTTTCGATACGGAGGATGTTGTAGTTGACGGCGTAGATATCATCACTCGAGTTGGCGGTATCGTTAACAAGTCTCGCGGAATCGAGTCTACTAAAGTTGAGCGAACCCGTTGGTTGAACCTTGGACGTATCGAGACAGAATGGGTACAAGAAGAACTTGTCATTTTCACCTGTAACGACTTGTTGACCCAATTGTGTTTCTGTCATTGGCTTAGCACCAGTAGTGTGGTAATACGAAGTGATTGCCGTGTAGTGTGGATCAACGTATTTGAAATCGGCAACATCCGTACCATTGATTTGGAGTTTCATTTTATTTGCGTCATCCGCAATAGCGAGAGCACTTCCATCTGCAGCTACCAAACACTTAATTGGATGGTTAAAGTTGAGTTCCTGCATTTTGGAACCAGATGCGATAGCTTTTTGTGTTTGTGTAATAAGCATGTTTTGTGGTGTGGAAGACAAGGCGGTACGCTCGTCCGTGTCGAGGTGAATGAATTGACTGTAGATTTCGTATTTTTCAGTTGAAAGTGTACCCCAAGTAATTCTCAATTCCACATCGTGGTATTGAAGAGCGATCAATGGAATTGCGGTTTGAGCGTTTTCACAAAACGAAAACCTGAGTGGGTAAAACTTACTTTCAGCTGCCTCAGCAAACCCGGAAGTAGATTTAGTTAAGTTTTGTGCTAATACAGATGGCGCAATGTATTGCGAGAATTGAGATGTTTGTTCGTCGATGACTTGTCCACCAACGAGAAGTTCAACTTTGGAAATAGCATCGACCCAATCGGCTGGCGAAAATTTTACAGCTTTAGTACCATCATTTGCGGCGATATAGACATACCCGACCATATCCCCTTTTCTTTCAAACCTGACGGTCGACATACCACCCGTGGATGGGTTGCCCTGGATAACCTGTCTCTCAACAGTTTGGGCGAAATTTGTGTGACGTTTGTAGTTGGACCTGAAAAAAGAAACTTCAGGTTGGCCGACGAGATGCGCATCTTGGGCACCTACGGCAACGAGTTGGGCAATACCTCCAGACATATTTTATATTATACTAAGGTTTTATTTTTTTAACCTAGGCAAATCCAATCGCATTCATATAAATATTTCCATATAAATTAGATAGTGTCATGAGTGCATGTTTGTCTTGGGTAATTGAAACATCAGTCGTCATTGCATAAAAATTTACATTCGTCAACTCTTTCGAAATTTTTATATCACCTCCACTCGCGAGTATAGGCACTACAATTTGTGCACCTGTTATAAGATTTGAGAATACAAGATTTGAAACATCAGTTGTTGAAACGACGAGTGGTGCTGTACCATACGACTTTTCTCTTGCATCAATTGTTATTGTCCCTGAAGATATAGTTGCAGAAATATCCGTATTGGTTAATTTTATGTTTTGGGAAGTTGTGTTTCCTGATATTGTAATATCACCTGTAGTAATTACATTCCCTGATGTAACAAGACCTCCAACTGTGATCACATTTGAAGTTACATTTGAACCCACTGCAGAACTTACCGTATCATCTAAACCAAATGGTGAAGCAGCAATATTTAAACCCCCTATGGTAATGTTATCCGCTGAAACATTACCCGAAACCGTGAGTACATTAGACCCGTACGTGTTTACTGTAAGATTTGCGGATGCCGCTGATGGACCAATTGCTACATTTGAACCTTCTTCATGTATGTTATCTAATGTAGATCCACCTTGTCCCCCCGAATCGTAAATTTCACCGGTCGTTGTGTTGAACGATAAAACGTTATTTGAAGGTGATGCATAAGCCGGGTCAAGTTTTATTGCGTTATCTACTTTCAAAGATGCTACTGCACCTGCCGACGATTTAAGTAAAACATCACCGGCGTAATCAATTTGTTTTGTAGCTGCAATGTCAATATCACCCGCGGATGTTAAACCCGTGGTTGTATTATTAAACGCGACGGTGTGTGTTGTCGTTGCCCCTCCATCTGTAATAGTTTGTAAATCTGAAGAAACGTCGTCCCACGCTATTCCAGTCCCGGAACTTCGAAGGAACTTTTTAGATAAATTTGCGCTACTAGCGAAAAACCTCAATTCACTAATAACTACTGCAGTTTGACCAGTACCACCTCTTTCTTTTACAACTAAGGCTAAATATGTATAAGCACTCGCCCCAGATATGGAAACTGTATGTCCACTACCACCGTTATACGTAGCGTGTACAGTAGATGACAATAGACTTGTCCAACTGATATCATCATTACTTCCCAATATTTCCCACGAATCTGGTGCTTGATTATCATATGACGTTCTCCCCGTAATGTTAACTGATGTTGGTGCAATTCCAGTCGAAAGTTGGAGTTTTATCCATTCACCGGATACACCACCTAAACTTTTAATTCCCGTATAGGCACCCGAAGTACTATGGTAAACATTTTCATCAGAATGCCAAAAAGTATTTTGCCCCGGGGTAGTTTTATCAAATGCTTTCCATATTTGACCATACTGATTACTACTTGCAGTCGTTGTGTACGTTATTCCTGCAATGGTTTCACCCGAATTAGCCGATGATGATAGTGCAGACGTTGGGTATTCGACAGTAGTACCAGCTGGTGTATAAGGTGCAAGTTTAGCTAACGCAGTTCCAGATGCTGGACCTAATAACAATTCGTTTTGTGCAATTGAAGTTAAACCGGTACCACCTCGAGCAGTAGCAACCTGGCCGGTATGGGAAACGTGTCCTAAATCTAAGTTTGTTAACCCCGAACCACTACCAACGAAGGTTTGAGAATTAACCTCTTGGGCATATACACTACCATTTAATGCCTGTATTATAACTCCCGTACCGGTTAATTCTAAATTATCCGCGGTCATTTTACCTGTCGTCGTGACGTTACCCGCCAAAACATTACCACCTTCAACACTCAAAGTCATGAATTGATCCGACGTCGCGTTCGTAGGAACGATATGTGCTTCATGTGGGTCACTGAGTGTATACGCGATAACGTATTTTTTCTCGTCGCCCATGTATCCCGCAACTACATTTGCGGTTGGGCGTGTCATAATTACACCCATATCTATGGTGTCAATGACATTCGCGTTACCTAATTCTATAAGAGGGTCGGAAATGACGTGGATATTACTGTCTTGAAAAAATGTTTCGCCCTGTACGTTCAAATTACCCGTAACGTATAGGTTTGAAGACACGAATGTGTTATTAGTTGTGATATCATGACCTATTGGACCGTCAATGAGTTCATTGTCATTATTCACATACGGTATTTTACCTGAAGTCAGAGTTGTACTTTTAAATGTAGAAGCTGTAACGTTACCCGTAGCAACTACGTTACCCGAAGCTGTTAAAGATGTTACCCCATTCGTAAATGAAATTTCATTAGTAGTCGATGCACCTCCATCTGTAATAGTCTGTAAAGTCGAAGAAACTTCATCCCACGATACACCCGTGGCTGAACTTTTAAGGAATTTTTCAGTTGGACCAGTCCCTGGAGCTGAAAATCTAAGTTCAGAAACAGCGACCGTACCCATACTAATACTACTCGTCAACGTCGTTATCTGGACAGCAAGTCTAAAATAGTTGTATGCAGCAGACCCCGATATTGTCGCTGTATGACCATTTCCACTATTCCATGCGACTGCAGTAGATGAGCTATGTATTTCAGTCCAAGATGAACCGTTGGTACTTCCGAATACTTTCCATAAATTTGGTGCGGGGATGGAGGTTGTTTGCGATGGAATTATTTGAATAGATGTGGGTGCGAATGCAGTTGCTCTATATAACTGTATCCATGCACCAGAATAAGTTCCAGTGGTGCTATTCCCCGTATAATAACCATCGAAACTCGCATAACTCTCACTCGGGTCGTTATCAGATCGCCATATGGTAGAATTATTATGATCAAAAGCGTTGTTGGTTGCCGTACCTGACCCGGTCGAAGAAGCGGATGATGTATACTGAATACCACCAATGGTTTGTGTAGTACTTGACATTCCACTTGGTGGAACTGTAATAGATGTTGGACCCGTGTAAGCCGAAAGTTTAGCTAACGCAGTTCCAGATGCTGGACCTAATAACAATTCGTTTTCTGCTACTGTATTTAAACCTGTACCACCATTGGTTATGGGTACGATAGGTAAAACACCTGTTACGAGTGTACCCGATGTTAGATTAGATGCGTTAATATGGTCAAGTTCAGAACCATCCCCTTCGAAACTGTTAGCTTTTATTTTACCGGAAGTTGTTATTGTTGTACCTGTACCGGTTAAATCCATAGACCCATCTGAAACCGCGGTTGTATTCCCAAGAACGGCATCAAGAGTTAAGGGGACATCTTCCCATATGGGTATATCATTACCATCAAGTCGAAGAAATTTTCCGGCATCCTGATTAGAACCTGCAGGAACGAGTTGTCCAAGTGATGTTCCCGTATCTGTACCATAAAGTATTGTACCTGGTGCGTAAGTACTATGACCCGTACCACCACTAGTCGTTTCTATAGGTGTACCTACCGTAATTTTACCATCGACAATTATATTACTATACGCCTTGAGTGATGTTGTTGGATTTGTAAGGAGGAGTGTATTTGATGTAATATTACTTTTATCCGTAACAGTTTGTAAAGTTACATTTGAAAGAAGCCCACCATCCCCTATATAGTTTTGTGCACTAACATTACCGACAGTTTCGAGTGCATATATAGATTCTGTTGGTACATTCAAACGAAGTTGTCCTTCACTACCTAAACTTAACGCGTGTTTGGGTGAAGTATTTGCTATACCTATATTATCCGTGTGAAGTGTACCCGTCTTAGTAGTTCCCGAAACTTGAATTTTATTATCCGCATTGGGGTCTATTGAAATGGAAGAACCTATAGAAACACCCCCGGTTGTTATAAAAGCGGTCGTTGGGTTTGTGAATTGTAAAGTATTAGACGTAACATTACCTCTCTCACTCACGAAATGTAAATTTGAGTTAAATAAATCAGCACTTTTTGTATTCGAGTTGAGTATTTCTTTCGTAATGGTGTTGTAACTCAAAACTGTTATTTCTGGTGTAGATGGATCGACTGTTCGCATTGGTGTTACATAAACACCTCCTGCAGATGAAGCGTCTATAGCAACATTAGATGCATTGAAAACAATCGTATTTTCAGCCTGGTCATCCGTAGCATGTTTACCAAACCGGATTTTGGTAGACCGCTCGATGGTCGGTATGTTTTTAACCATTTAATATAAGTATGTATTTTAATTTGCATAGATAAGACCAGCCATACCATTTTCAATACGAAGTATATTGTAGTTGACTGCGTATATAGGATCACTAATGATCATGGTTTGACTGACTATCTTTGCAGAATCTAATCGACTAAAATTGAGCGTTCCTGTCGGCTGGAGTGAACTCGTCGATAAGCAAAAACAGTATAAGAAAAAATCGGGGGACGTAACAAAGTTTGTATGATAATAGTTCATAACGTCTATAAAGTGTGGTTTCGCCCATTTAAAATTACCTATATCTAAACCGTTTATTTCAACCTTTATTTTATTGGTCGTTGATGTTAACGCCCCTTCGGTCGTTGTATCTGAAGATGCAAGATACTTGACCGGGTGATTAAATGTCAATTCCTGTGAAAGTTCATTTGAAGGAATACTTTTTTGAACCTGTGTAATAATTAAATTATGGTTACGTGAAACAAGGTTACCGCGTTCTTCATTATCGAGGTAATAATAGTTTGAATAACACTCGAAATTATAGTTACCTGCATTTGGTCCCCAATGTATACGTAATTCGACGTTATGGTAATGTAAAGCCACTATGGGTAAAGCGCATTGTGCACCCTCACAAAAGAAGAATCTAAATGGATAGAAATAAGAGCGAGCACTTATACCTGGGTGTGTACCATTCGCACTTTTTGAAACGTTTGTTGCAAACGTATCGATTGCTATTTTTTCGGTAAAAACCGCATCTTGTGTATCGATAACCTGTCCACCAATAAGAAGTTCAACTTTATCTATGAGTGTATCCCACCTCTGGATATCAAGCGCCTGTGTATTATTATCAATTGTTAGATATGTATACCCTAACATATCACCTGTTCGATCAAAACGAATAGATGACATAGAATTCGCTTTCACTTCTCCCTGAATAGTTTGTTTTTCAACGGATTGTGAAAAGTTGGAATGTCGTTTAAACGTTGATGTAAAAAAAGATATTTCTGGTTCGCCCATAATGTGTTCGTCTTGAGCACCAATTGCTATAAGTTGAACAATACCAGATGACATTTATAATAAGAAAAGGTTAAAAATACAAGTTAGCGACGCCCTGACATAATTAATAGGCTAAATTTCTTTTTTTGCAGACGAATCTAAATATCAAACAGGTTTCTCCAGATGTAAATGATACATCATCACCGGTTTCTTTTAATACTTCGACATTTAATCTATCGAGTTTATGAATTGGGTTATAATATTGCTGGATAACTGGGTATTCATTTTTAAAAACGAGACGAGATGTTCCGTCTGTTACAAGGGTTCCGAAAACACCGTTTATCATATTATCATCACTCGTTTCGAGATCTGTTTTTCCTCTTTGAGAAAAAATAGTTCTTAACTCATCAATTTTAAGATGGATGAGATTACTCGCATCGTGACCAGCAATATGAGCCGCTATTAACTGAATCTGAACTATATTTTTAAGTGCTATTGGGAAGTGTGAGGTAAATTTTTGCTTTGAAGTCGAATCATCAACGGTATCAACTATAACTGTGTGATACTCGTGTTCGAAATCGGGTAAAGTGGACTGACTTGTCACTAAAGCCATTTATATATACTGGAGATTTTACTTCATCTTATACCCCGCTTGTTCCTGAACAAGTTTTTGACCGTTGCATACACCACCTTTACTGTCTGAATAGTATGCATCACCCAAACATTCTTGGGTCGATGGGATATCGAAGAGCGAACCCGTATTGACGGTTTCGATTTCGACATCTTTACCCTGGTACCCACTGGTACGGAACATTGTGAGAACACACAATACTGCGATGACGATGAAGATAGCTCTGATCGTATTTCTGTTGGTGTTGTTAAGTTTCATTTATATTGAATCAACATTTTTTATAAAGTGCGTTAAAGAGATTAGAATAGTTTCAATATAAAGAGTAATAGTAATGGACGGTGAAATTATTCTTGATCGTAAAAATACGAATGTTATGAAACTTGATGATAATGAACAGGCCCTGATGAACGAAATTGAAATTGATGTTCCTCGACGTCAGCCTGTAAAAAAACAAATTTCTCAAATGAAAACACAATTTACAGCGCCACAACCTCAGGTTTTCCAGGAAGATATTGACTCATTTGCTAACCCAAATAAACAAGCACAACCATCTGTACCTCCACCAGAAGCACCGGTTGATTATCACGAATACGATGACGAACCCGATATGGACTATGGGGGTGGAGGAGGTGGATACATGATGGAAGAAGAGGAAGAAAAACCATCACCAGGTTTTAAGACGGTTGACGAAGAGAAAGCAGATCTCGTGAACAAACTTGGACGTTTGGAAAAAAAGGGGTTTACTGTGAACAAGCGTTTGAATGCTTATTCCCCTGTAGACGAACTTAGAAATGAAGTAAAACGAATAACATATAGTATAGATGTAGACAAATCAATTAAGTTTTCAAGACGTATGCTTATTGCGTGTACGACAGGTCTTGAGTTTATGAATAAGAAGTATAACCCATTCGAGATCCAACTTGACGGGTGGTCTGAAAACGTCATGGAAAACGTCGACGATTACGATGAAGTATTCGAAGAATTATACGTGAAATATAGATCTAAAATGCACGTCGCCCCAGAAATCAAATTGATTATGATGCTTGGGGGCTCAGCGATGATGTTTCATTTGACGAATAGTATGTTCAAATCGGTCATGCCAAACATGAATGATGTGATTAAACAGAATCCAGGACTTGTTCAAAACATGATGTCTGCAGTACAAAATACAGTACCAAAATCACAACAAGGTTCCGAACCTTCGAGTGATGGTAAACACGAAATGCAAGGTCCAGGGTTCGATATTTCCAGTCTCATGGGTAACATTATGATGCCACCAACACCACCAATGAACACAACAAGTATTCCAGCTCAAGAACCAGTTGTATTAGACGACGACGAAGATGATGATATTTCTGATATTGCTGAGGCACCAACACCAGGTGATGTCGAAGGAGGGGGTGACGGAGAATTGCGTGAAGTTAAAGTTACTCAGACCAAAGCTAAACGTGGTCGAAAGAAAAAATCAGTCGAAATTAATTTGTAAAATATAGTATATGATAGGGTATTGTCCATTAGACGAAGATCCTATTGAAAGGCCGAGACCTTCACGAGAAGTATCAGTCCCAGTCCAGGAGAAACGTAAAAATTCTACTGGTAGAGGAGAAGATACGGAGTGTAATTATGTTGTTTTGTTCTTTATTGCGGGTGTTATCGCCTTAGCAATCATGGACACGCTCCCATCACGAAAGTAAGTAAACAAAACTTTCTACCATTCTGACATTTTCCAGAATGGTAAAAATAATTAATTGTCTTCGAGTGCGGTAACTCGCGCTAATAGATCGGCGACTTGTGTTTCTAACGTCGCGACTTTCGTCTTTTCAGCTTGTAATTGTCTATCAACTTCCTGTAAAGCCGCTGTAGTTACAGTAAATATAGCAGATTTATCGATATTATGAAAATCCTGAACGTGTTCACCGAAAATATAAGCATTTGACGTACTCGTTATATTACTCAATTCACTTGTTTTCTCTATAGTTATAATATTATTACCCGTTGTGGAAATAACGGGACAAATGTAATTGTTAATGTCATCAACAGTAATATATATATTAGACGTATTTGTTAAATTTATATCGTCAGGTATTGTTTTATCCAAAGTGAGTTGTACTGAAGTATCCGTAAGTACTGTAACATTTGAGGATGATAATATAGTAGGAACTGGATCAGCTGTTATACTAACTGCATATGGAAGAACGTTAGAAACGTCTTGCGCGATGAATCCATAAACTGTATTCGTACCTCTATCTTCATTACGATATTTATACGTTTTTGGTTGAAGAAGACGAAGTTTTTCAAGAGCGG